ATAGCAATAACAAACACACGGGCACGGATCGCACCAGGAGCGCCTGTGATTGTGGTCACAACGTCAACAGTATCAGCAGCAGCAACCAGACCGGCAGTAGTACCGATACGGATGGTGCCAGCCGCAGTGTTGTCCAAAGCCACATCATTTGCGAAGACGGTAGTACCATCAGTCACATCAGCGGTGTAGACAGACACGTCAGGAACGGTGTCCAAGAGTTCGACACCAGCAGCCAGTACCAGAGTACCAGCAGGAACAGCAACGCCAACATTAGTACCAGCAGTGGCACCCAAGGTGATGTACTTTTCGATAACAACTGCACGATTGCGCAGCGATTGGGAGATAGCCATATTAATATTCCTTTCCTAGGTTTATGGCAGAGAAGGAGGGCCGTTAAGCCCCCCTAGTGTAACCTACCATTAGGCGAGGTTGTACTTTGCGGTCGTGATTGCTTCACTACGAAGAATCTTACGACCGTAGAGGTGCATACCACGAACGATGTCAGCAAAGCTGTCAGGGTCACGGTAAGTCTCAGTCTTGTTGATCTGTTCCGCAGTAGCAACTGCCGAATCATGACCAGCAACGATAACACCATAGTCAGTGTTCTGGTTATCAACACCAGTCGTAGCCGAACCACCACCAACTTGTGGCAGGTTGTTGGACACGTAGACGCGGAAGCCATTCCAGTTGGAGATGACCAGACCGTTACGCAGACCACCGGAATCACCGAAGTCAGCATTCAGGAAGCGCGAGTCTTCGTCCTGCAGAACTTCCATCATCACTGGGTCGATAATAATCCAGCGACCGGACTTATCAACGTTCTGTTGATCGAGCAAACGACCCATGCGGTTGATCAGCATGACAGGCGAGACGTACTCTGTGGGCAGAGCAGTGGCACCTGGCAGACGAGCAGCAACAGGAATCGAGTGATCACCAGCAGAAGCAGTTGTGATGTTGCCGAACTTACCTTTGTTCAGTTTCATCGAAGTCAGCAGCTCATCGTTACCAGCAGTGACTACAGCCTTGGTGCCATTGACAATGTCGTTAACTTCGTCAGCATTTGCATGGATAGCAGTCTGCTTGTAGCCGGACAGGTAGCCCAGAACTTCTTGGTCGTACTGGTCAGCCAGACGGTATGCAGCACGGTTGGTTGCGAGGTCCATGAAGTTGACGTGCGAATGCTTCTCTTCGATGTCATCAACTTTGAAAGCAAAGTAGTTTGCCTTGTCGATAACGAGCGAAAAGTCTTCGTCGTCCAGGTCCTGAGCGTTAACCTGAGTACCGCGAGCATATGCGCTTACAGTGATCTCTGGCTCTTTGATGATCTTAACCGAATCACCCTGTGCCGAGATTTCCCCGAAGTAGTCGGAGTTGGTCACGTCACCAGCAATGGTCGATTTACGGAATGCAAGTTGAACTTTCTTGGAATAAATAACCGAAGAAAAGTTACCGTTTGGCAGGTTAGTGTAGCCTGCAGCGGATTGGAAAGCCATGAGTAATCCTCCTATGATTTTGTTTTGGCTTTATTACGAGCTAAACAGTTTTCAAAGAGGCTGTACGTTCTAGGGTGCAACATGTCTCTCAGGTCGGCCAACCTTTGAAACCTTGGGCCTATACTAGCTCAGGTAGTTCTTTATAGTGTTTAAGCTTTGGGGGTTTTAGAGTAACCCCGAGGTAGTACCAGTTGGCAGGCTCGGGGTTATTGTCCTTAGTTATATAGAAAGTAGGTTAGATGTCAAGGCTTATCTTGCTCCACCTGTAACATCGTAAACAAACTTATTCGAACGCTGAGCATTTAAGATTGCATCCAAATTCTTTTCAAACTCTTTATCCGACATCTTACTAACTTGGGATTCGGTAAAGGTCTTAGAGCTTTCGTTAGGGTCAACCGCAGAACGGGAACCCCGTGGGGTAGCTGTAGCAGCAGCCTTGGCTTGAACCTTCTTAGCCGAAGGGGTCATACCATTGTCTGCTTTGTAGAGATCAATGACACGAACAACTGAAGCAGGGTCATCAGCATTCTCATAGAGAGCGTCTTGAACCCACTTAGGCTGCTCTTCTACCCAATCATGAAACTCATTTGAATCTCGTAGGGCATCAAAGTCAGAATGAGACTTACGAATAATAGTCTCAGCTTTTACCTTTTCAACTTCTTCTTTAGCTTTGTCGAGTTCCTTAAACCGTTCATCAGCCTTAGAGAACATCTCAGCAGCTTTTTTACTTGCGATAGTCTCTACGATAGCTGCTACGTCAGGGTACTTACTGGACCAAGCTTGTAGGTCCTCATCACTCTTTGGAGGAGCAATCTTTTTACCCCTCTCCAAATCAGACAGGCGGTCGTTCCACTCTTTTTCTTTTTGTTGCATGTGGCGACGTAGGTCACCATAGCGCTTCTTAAAGGAACGCTCTTCTGGGGAGGTTGGTTCAGGCTCATTGTCTTCTTCATCTTGAGCCTCGAGTACCTGTGCCTCTTGAGGCTCTTCAGATTCTTCTTCCTCTTCAGGAGTTCCCCCTCGCATCTCAGCTTCAAGGGCCTTGAGTTCTTCTTCCTCTTGATCCATCTTTGCTTGTTTACGAGCGTGATTATACCCACGGTCAACGAAAGTTTTAGTCTCAGCCATTTTGTATCCTTATGTTGGGGTCAGCCTAAGCTGAGTGGCCTTATTGTTTGACTATCATAGAATAGTTGTTACTTCTTTGCAACAGGTTTTTTACTTTTATTCGGGCGCTGTACAAGACCACCTTTAGCTGACTCCAAAGTTTTACCTCCACCAGATACTGTTTTTTCACCCATCCTACTTCCTTGCCCGCTGCCTGAACTATAACCTGTACCTCCTGCATCTATCCTACTTTGTGCAGCAGAAGAGGTGTTTGAGGGTGCAGGTTTTTGAGCTGCTGCTGCTGTTGTTGTCTTTTTAGGTGGAGGAGGGGCTATAGCTTGAGCGCCCCCAGCTACCATTCTAGCTCCCATCTTACTTCCCTGACTGTTGCCAGAAGAACTAGACCCACCACCAGAGGACCCACCCGTTGCTGCAGAAGGTGTTGTAGGTGCAACAACAGCTGTGGGTGATGCGCCCGAAGCAGATGCCACCATTTTATCTTCAGGGCTAAGTAGTTTATCTAATCCCCGTACCAAGAGGTTTGCATCTTTCTCCGCCTTTTTAAGGTCTCTTTCAAGAGCGGCATACTCTGAAGAATCTTGTAGGCCACGGTCACCAGCAACCTTTAAGGCAGCTCTAGCCCTAGCAATATTTTGGACTTCGTTATAACCGCCAGCAAAAGCCCCAAGAGCTAGACCAGGCAAACCTGCAACAGCTCCACCAAGAGTGGCACTCCGTCCAGAAGTAAAGAAAGGGTCTTCAGATAGGGAGTCTAAACCAAACTGAAGGGGATTGTCATTAAGTAGGGCACTATCCTCTTCGCTTAGTTTACCAAAACCTTTAAAACCTTCTGTTGTAACCTCGGGTGTCTGGATACCAGCTGATTGATCCCTGTCCCTAGAGCCTTTATCAGATGAACCTTCAGATACAACATTTTGTGCCTCAAGACTTGCACGGTTCTCTGGAGTATCCTCTACAAAGCCAGCGGGAATCTCTTCCGAAGGTTGACCGTTAATAAAAAGAATACTACGAATCTCTCCAGCAGCATTAACAAAAACTTTAAGTTCTGTCGCAGAAGAGGGTGCAGTTCCTTGGTCTGGAGTGGTAAAAGAAAAGCCAGGGCGGAACATTGTACCTACATTTTCGGGTGTAACAAAGCCACCTTCAGCCATACCCAGAGCGCCTTGCTCTTCAAGCATAAACTCTTCCTCATCAAAGAGAGGCATTTCTTCGTCCATGGGCACAGGTTCACCACCAATGCGACCATCTTTATCCATCTCTTCAAGACCAGCTTTAGCTTTCTGACGGAGCTTCTCGAAGTAGTTTACCCCGAAGTACCGTACCACATCAGCAGGTACAACGTACTCACCTTCAGATAGCTTAGCGTCCACATCGTCTCGCACTTCTTTAGCGAGAGAACCTGGAGGAACTTCGTT